GGGGGGCGCGCAGACTGGCGCGGTCGGCGGCGCTATCACACCCCCAACGACTTCGACCTCGCCCGCCACAGGCGGCGCAGGCGGCGGCGGCGTGGGCACGGCCAACACCGACTTCGCGGGCGGCGGCATCACGGGCGCGGGGCCATGGCCAACCATTGCGGGCGGCGCTGCTGCTGCAGGCGCAGGTTTGCCCGGCTTCGGCCTGAACTGGCACATCGATCAATATGCGATGCGGCGCCTGCCGTTCCTGACCTCGGGCGGCACGGGCGGCGGCACGGCGGGCGCATCCGGCACGGGCGGCAAGGGCGGCGATGCTGGCTGGGGCAGTGGCGGCGCTGGCGGTGGCGGCGGTGTCACCGGCGGCGCTGGTGGTCGCGGCGGCGATGGCTTCTTCCTGATCGGAGCATTTTGATGGCGCGGCTGTTCAACATGCAGGGCCAGTGCTGCGGCAATATCGAAGGCGCCGCGCCCGATGGATACTGGTCCCGCGCCGATGATGCGCCCGACCAGATGACCGCGCTGGACTTTCTCGACAAGATCGGGCCGCGGCGCTTCGCCTCGGTCTGGACCGCATCGCTGGCCCATCCCGAAATCGCCTTCCCCATGGTGCGGGGGCTGGCCGCGCAGATGATCTATCTGTCGGAAAGCTTCCCGTCGCTGATCGCGCTGGAACAGGCGGGCGTTCTGTCTGCCGGAACCGCTCTGGAAATCTGGGCCTGATATGCTGGGCTTCGCGCCTCTCGGATATGTGCCGCTGGGCGCGGTGCCGGTTACGTTCTCGCGGGCCACCAATGGAGCAGTTGTTGACGCTGCCGAGGGTCTGGCTTCTGCCGCTGCCCTGGCGCTTCAGGGCGCAGCGACGGTAGCAGATGGTGCCGAGCTGGGAACAGCAACGGCCACGCTCATCCTGCAGGCTTCGGCAGCCATCGCGGACGCTTCCGAATCCATCGCCGCCGCATCTGCTCTCGCCGCGCAGGCCGCGGCCGCTATCGCCGATGCGGCGGAAGCCGTTGCTGCCCCTGCCGCCCTGGTCCTGCAGGGCGGGGCAGCCATGGTCGAAGCGGCTGAAACCGTCTCGGCCCAGGCTGTTGCAGGCGGCGCCCAGGGCGGTGCGGTCGATGGTCCCGAAGTTCTGGCCGCCGCCGCCGCCCTGGCGCTTCGCGCCACGGCTGCGATCGCCGATCCCGCTGAAACCGCATCCGGGCAGTCTGCCTCACCCCGTGCGGCAGTGGCAGCCATCGCGGATGGGGCGGAGGGCATCGGCGCTTCCGGTTCCGTTCCGCTCCGCGCCGCAGCAACCATCGCGGATGGGGCAGAGGCTGTGGCGGCGCCGGCCATGGTGCTCATCCTCGGCGGCCTGTCGGTGTCCGATCCGGCCGAGGCGATCGATGCCGCTTCCATCATCCGTGTCCCGCCACGCGCCGCCACCGTGGCGCGCCCGGGCCTGCAATCGGCATCGCTGCGGGTACGCCAGCTTTCCGGCGGCGCTCGCCCCGCCAATGTCCAGTCCGCCCGCCGCCGCCCGGCGGCGAGCTAAGGAGAAATCGAAGTGGGCCTGCAGCTGATCAATCCGGCCACCGCGCCGCTGGTGGCGCTGGCCGATGCCCGCACCATCTGCAAGGTCGATGGCTCGGCTGAAGATGCGCGCCTGCAGATGCTCCTGTCGGCCGCGATCATCCAGGTCGAAGATTTCCTGGGCAAGGCGCTTGGCGCCCAGCAGTGGAAACTGGTGCTCGATGCCTTCTCCGATGCCATCGAACTGCCACGCGGCCCGGTGATCTCGCTGGATCAGGTCTCCTATGTCGGCCTTGATGGCCTTGCCCGGGATTGCGATTCCGATTTCTTCACCCTCGATCTGGTCAGCGATCCGCAGTGGATCGTCCGCAACACCGATGCCACCTGGCCGGATCTGCTCGATGCGGTGAACGCCGTGGCGATCACTTTCACCACCGGCTTCACCGGCACCCGGCGTGAAGCCGCCGCGGTCAGGCTGGCCGTGCTCGGCCTGGTCCGCCAGTGGTTCGATGATGGCATCGTCGGCGCCATGCCGGCGGCCGTGGTTGAACTTCTGCGGCCCTATCGCCGGATCATCATCTGATGGTCGGGACCAAAGACCTGATCGAACGGGTCACCATCCAGGCCGAAACCCGCACCTCCAACGGGCAGGGCGGCTATGTCACGGCATGGGCTGATCTGGCGGGCAACCCCACCGTCTGGGCCGCCGTGCGCGGCCTGTCCGGCGGCGAGGCGCTGACCGCCGGCGTGCAACGCTCGGTCCAGCAATGGCGCGTGATCATCCGCCGCCGCGCCGATATCACCACCCGGCACCGCCTGCGCTGGGACAACGCCGGAACCTATATCGTGATGGACATCAAGGCGGCCATGCCGCTGCCGGATCAGCCGCGGGACTTCACCCTGCTGGTCTGCGAATCCGGGCTGGTGGACTGATGCCTCGCTCGGCCGGCACCAAACTGCGCATCCGCCGCCAGGCACAGGGCGCGCGGGTGCGTTCCGTCCTGCGCGGCAGCAAGGCATTCCGTCGCCTCCTCAAGCAACTGCCCGAGGAGATGCGGGTGGAAATGGCCCACGTGCTGGAAGACGTCGGGCCGAAGCTCGCCCGGCAGATGCAGGCCCGCACCCCGCGCAAGACTGGCGCCCTGCAGGCCGGGATCAAGTGGAAGGTACTGCGCGCGACCTTGCGGCTGCAGGTCGGGCTGCTCGGCTCCAAAAGGGGCCGGGCCAAGCTCTTTTACGGCTATATCCTCAACTTCGGTCGCAAGGCGCAGGTCGCGTTCGGGATGCGGCGGGCGCAGCGGATGACGGTCCGCGAAGCCTTGGCCAAAGGAAAGTCGCGTAAATCGGTGAAGGCTGCCGGCGCGTCGCTCGGCTATCCGATCAATGTGAAGGCAATTGCGGCCCAGCACTTCGTGACCGGTGCCTATCCGGACCTGAGGCGGATGACCACGGCGCGCCTCAAGGATTCCTGGGCGCGCTCGCTGGCGCGCATCGCGGCAAGGGGTGGCGATGATGAGTGATGCGCAGAACGCCACCGAACAGGCGGTCTATACTGCCCTTGCCGCTGCCGGCCTTGCCTTTGCAGTGTACCAGCATGTGCCCGAACAAACCCCGCCCCCGGTCAACATCATCGGCGATCTCAGCGGCGAACCGCTCGACATCAAGCAGGGCGATGGCGACGAACGGATCGACCTGACCATCACCACGGTGGTCCAGGGGGAGCAGCGCAAGCCGGTGCTCGAAGAACAGCAGCGGATCACAGACGCCTTGCACGAAACCACGCTCACCAGCGTGGCGGGCTGGACGATCAATCCGATCAAGACCTCCGCCTCGGCCGTGCTCATGCCCGATGGCGAAACCTATCTGGGCACCACCACCTTTTCGATCTTTGCCCTGAAAAACTGACGCAAGACTGACCTTTTGAAGGAGACACGACATGGCCAAGAAGCTGGCAAAGGATTACCTGCTCTGGGTCGAAAGCGCGACCCCGGGTACCTACAATCTGGTCAAGGGCCAACAGACCCTGTCGCTGCAGGAATCGTCCAGCTCGGTCGATACGACCACGAAGGACGATTATCCCTGGTCGACCAGCGCGCCCGGCTCGCGCAGCGTCACCATCGATTTCTCCTGCGTGCCCGATCTGCCCGATTCCACCGGCTATACCCGGCTCGAAACCATCGCCGCCGCCACTACCCCGCAGGTCAACATCCAGATCCGCAAGGGCGGCGCCTCTGCCACCGGTACCGATGCCGTCTTCGCCGGGCTGATGAACGTGGTGTCGAAGAACACCACGGCCGACAACAACAACCCGATCGCGTCGAAGTGGCAGCTCTCCAACGCCGCCGCGCCGACCACGAACGCCTTGGCCTGACCGGTTGCGGCGCCGGCCGCAGGCCGGTGAAGCAGAGATGAAAGGAAGCACATGAAGATCGGGACCAGAACCTTCGCCGTGGCCGATCGGCCCGGCGATCTCGACGCGCAACTGGTGGCATCCACCGGCTGCAACGCGGCCGAGATCGCCGGGATGCTGGCCGAAGGCGCAATCGCCGGGCTGGTGGCCAATGCGCTGCTGCCCTTCCTCGCCGAACAGGATCGGCCCGCCGTGCCCGAACTGGCCGCGCTGATCGCCGGGGAAGACCTCGCCGGCGTAACCCGGCAGGTCGCCGCGCTTTATGCCGCCCCGGCCGGAGGTGAAGCATGAGCGAGGTGACCCGCCCGGCCAACGCCGAACGCGGCGAAATCGTCCTGAAGCTGGAAGGGGAAGACTATGTCCTCCGCCCCAGCCACGAAGCGATCATGGCCTTCGAGGAGCTGACCGGGCGCGGCCTTTACGAGCTGGCCACCGATGCCATCAACCGCAAGCTCCGCCTGACCGAAACCGCCCAGATCGCCACCGAATGCATCCGTGCCTGGGGCCGGGCCACCGGCACGGCCTCGATGCAGCAGGTCAATGCCCGGCGCGTGGGCGAACTGATGCTTGAAGGCGAAGGTGGGTTCAAGGCGGCGGTGGAAGCCGTTGGCGCCATGCTCGCGCTCGCCTGCACCGGCGGGTACACCGCCCAGGGGGAGCAGAAGGCGGCGGCGACGATGACGGAGACGAAGGCGACGCCCGCCGCCGCCTAGCCGGCCTCGCCGCCGCTGCCCTGGGCTGGCGCGCCGATCATTTCTGGCATGCCACCCCGCATGAATTCTGGACCGCGATCGAAGGGTGGAAGCGGTTCAATCAACCCGGCGAGGATTGACCAATCTGCGCTATCGTGTGGCGGCGAATCGAGGGGGGCAACATGAAGCGGTTGGTTGTGGTGCTCGCAGTGCTGCTGGTTGGTTGTTCGGCAAAGGCGCGCTGGAGCGAACATGTTTATGAAAACGTGAGCGAAGCTGGCACGTCGGTCGATATGTGCCGCGTTGCCAGAGAAACCCGCCAGCTTTGGGCCGAAGTCGGCGATAGCCACAAAGAGACTGAATGGGCTGCGACTGCAGCGATGGACTGTCTCAGGGCTTCGATGCAGCATCCCGGTCAGTAAGACTTCGCTGAACCAGCCTGCGGATAGCCTCAGGCCGCGAGAGCGGCTCGGGTTGTTCGGCGATCCATGCGTCGAGGTCAGCCAAAGCGTCCGAATGGAGCCTTACCTGAATTGGAACGCCTTGCCCGGTTGGCTGCGGCCCACGCCGTTTCCTTGGTTGCAAAGTTTCTTGACCTGACATAGAAATCTCGGTACCAAAGAAGCAGGCCGAACGGAAGCTGTAACTTCCGCCCGGCCCTGACCTGAACCATGGAGAACGCCATGACCCAAGCTGTCCCCGGCAATAGTGCCGATGCGCCCATCCCGGCAACGGGAATTTCTGTCGATCTTTCCCGCCGCGCCATGCTCGGCGGCGCCGCTCTCGCCGGGGTGCTGCTCGCCACGCCGGCTCTGGCCTTGCCCAGCGCAGACCCCGACGCCCGGTTCTGGCCTCTTCATGCCCGGTGGCAACATTTGGAAGAGGCATGGGACGGGGATGATGGGCTTGCCGGCGGTGATGATGATGCCGTATGGGATGCCGCCGCAGCCGAAGTCAGCGCGGCGTTCGATGCCATGATGCTGGCGCCGATCTCCACCGTGGCCGCCGTCCTTGCCAAGTTCAAGGCCTGCGCCGGGCAGGAAATCCTGCTCGATGATCGCAGCCTTACCACTCTCGATGCGATCGAACGTGATCTTGCCCGCCTTGCCGCTGCGGAGGGCCGGGCATGAACGCGCTGGCCACGGGGTGGGAACGCTTGCCGGAGGGAGAGCTCACCGCGCCGGCCGATTTCGAATGGGTCTATGCCTTCGGCAACGAGGGCGGCTTCCGCATCGGCGCATCATCGTGCCCGGCCCGCGCCATGGCGGATCTGTACGGGCCAGTCGGCCGGCAGGATCGCTCCGCATGGTATATCCGGGGTTGGTACGAAGGGCACCGGGCGAAACAGGGCATTGCCGCCCATTTCGAACGGCGGCTGCAGGTCGGCGAATGGTTCATCGTGCCGATCAGCGAACTGTTGCAGGTAGACGTGCGCCGGCTCTGCGCCCGGCACCAGATCATGGGCGAAGGTACGCCCGAATATGCTGCCGAACTGGCCTTCCGGGCGGATCAGGCCCGTCACGCTACCGCCCTGACCTGACCTGCCGCCTGACCTGACCTGATCGAACGAACCGAACCTCAATCCAGCCCCCGGTGCCTCGCGCCGGGGGCCAGAACCCGTTGGAGCAACCATGGTCGATACCGATGTCAAAACCCTGATGCTCCAGGTCGATGCCTCGATCGAACTGCTGCGCAAGGAACTCGACGGCGGCGCCGGCGTGATGGACCGGTTTAGCGCCCGGGCCGGCACGATGGCCGATCAGGTGGAACGCGCGATCTCCACCATGGGCAAGAACTTCCCCAACCTCAGCCAGCGCGCCGCCGATGCCGCCAGCCAGATGGAAAAGGCCTTCAATGACAGCTTCGGCGCGATCCAGCGCATGGCTGATAAGGCGATCACCATGCCCGCGGTGAACGGCGGCGGGCTGGACGATGCCGCCCGCACGCGGGCCGCCGCGCTGGAACAGATCGAGGTGGCTGCCCAGCGCGCGGCGGCGGGCGAAGGCGTGATGACTGCGGAAACCCGCGCCTATCTTCAGGCCGCACAGGCCGCCCGGATTGAGGCTGAAGCCCACGCCCGCGATCTAATGCGTGAAGCAGGCGCGCTCGAACGGATCGAAATCGAACTGGGCAAGGCCGGCGCCGCGCAGCAGCTTATGGCTACCCGCGGCGCAGCGCTTCATCAGCAAACCGGCCTGCAGCGTGCCGGGATGCAGCAGTTGGCGTTCCAGATTTCTGACGTATCGACCCAGTTTTCCATGGGCACGCCGCCCATGCAGATCTTCGCGCAGCAGTCCTCGCAGGTCATCCAGGCAGTGGGGATGATGACCACGGAGAGCAAGGGGCTGCTCGGCATCCTTGGGAACCCGTGGACGCAAATCGTTGTCGCCGCGACAGTCGTACTTGAACCGTTCATCGCCAAGCTATTCGACTCGCAGGATGCTCTGACCGGCATAGGAGACAAGGCTGAACAAGCGATGGAGCGCGTGCGGCGATCGTTGGCTCAGGTCTCCGCCATTACCGACGCCGCCGATGAAGCTACGAGGAAGAAGGTAGAGGCGATGGCTGAGGTAGCGCGCCTCAACCGCCAGATCACCCAAGCTCAGGGTCAACGCGATTCCTTTATTGAAGCAAACGGGTCTGAGGATGCAGGTGGTCTCAACTTCAACATCACTCGGCTCATGGCCCAGCGCGATGCCGCGCAAGAGGCGATTAAGCAGGCGGACAATTCTTTGAGTGCATTGCCGGTCTACAAGCGAGCCGGCGACATGCAGGAAGAGGCCAAAGCCCACTATGCTCGTGCTGCAGCAGTACGGCATGCGAAAGAAACAATCCGCGCCGCTGGTTCTGTGGAGGAAACTTTCCGCAAGCAGATGGAGCTGGCGACAGAGGGCCTCGATGAAGATGCCGCCGCGCAGTATCGCTATGGTGCGGCCCTGCACGGCGGCACCGCGCTCCTTCATGAACGCATCACGGCAATCAAGAAACTTGAGGATATCGGCGCGGGCAAGGCAAAGGGCTACATGCGCGGCGTGTCCGATCAGACCAAGGACGCAATGGCAGAGATCCGCGATGATCTGACCCGCCGCAATGCCGAACGCAACGCGCCCTACATGAAGCAGTTCACCGATCCTTCGCCGATGGAGGCCTACCGGCAGCGGCTGCGCGCCAGCACATCCGATATGGGTCGTTCGCTCCAGCAAGTGAAGGTGGAAGGCCTCGATGCTTTGGAGAACGGGCTGGTCGGAATCGTGTCCGGCACGCAAAGCGTTGCCGATGCCTTCAAGTCGATGGCCAACCAGGTTATCGCCGATCTGGCCCGGATCGCCATCGAAAAGCTGATTGTAAATACCATCGGCGGAGGGATATTCGGCTTTGCCGAAGGGGGCGTGGTCCAGAAAAAGGCCACGGGTGGGTTCATTTCCGGGCCGGGCACCGGCACTAGCGATTCCATCCCGGCCTGGCTGTCCAACGGCGAATACGTGATGAAGGCGGCGGCAGTGCGCCGGATCGGCGTCAACACGCTCGATGCCATCAATAACGGCATGCCCCGTTTTGCCAGCGGCGGCCTGGTCAATCCTGGCGTTCCGCGCCTGCGCGCATCCAGCGGCGCGGTGGGGCAGGATGGTTCGGGCGTATCCATGCCGATCACTATCAATGCCCCCGGCGCCACGGCTGAAACGGTGGCCGCCATCCGGCGCGAAATCGCCAATGCCGCACCCACCATCGTGCAGGCCGCCGCCGCTCTCACCAACCGCCAGCTGAACCGCAGGACCATCTGATGGCCATCATCACCCCTCCGGCCACCATGCCGATCAAGCGGATCCAGTGGAGCCTGCGCCAACCGCACCAGGTGAACCGCTCGGGCTGGACCGGGCGGCGCCAGGTACTCACCACGCCCGGCGGCGCCCTGTGGACCTGCAGCGCCGAATTCGTGCCCATTATCGGGCAAGATGCGGCCAAGAAATGGATCGGCTTTTTCATCAGCGTCGAAGGGCAATTGCACCGCTTCGATATTCCTGCCGTGGAAAAGGATCAGCATGGCAGCGCCAATCCCACCGTGTCCAGCGGTGCGGCCGGCGCCACAAGCGCCGTGCTTTCCGCAAATATCGCGGCACTCGGTCTTGGCGATCGCGCCACCTTCCTGCTCGATAATGGCGATTACCAGCTGGTGACGCTGACCGGGCCCATGTCGGGCACTACCCTGTCCTTCAAACCGGCGCTGCGCCGCGCTGCGGCCGCTGCCACTCTGGAAACCGTGCGCCCCTTTGCCCGCGTGGCCTTGGCGGAGGATAGTTGGTCCTACACGGTGGAATCCGGGCAAACCTATTCCTTCTCGCTCTCGGCCGAAGAAGCGTTCTGATGACCTTGCCTGACAGCACCGCCAGCGCCCAGCTGGCGCGGGGGACCATTGCGCCGATCTGGCTCTGCTTTCTTGATTTCAGCGGCGATACCGTTCGGGTCACCACGGCGGGCGCATCGATCACGATTACCGGCTCGGGCGATAGCGATCTGGATGGCCATACCTTCTCGGCTGTTGACCCCAGCCTGGTCACGGTGGGCGATGTCAAGAATGCCGAAGGCGGGTCGGATACCCTGTCTTTCACCCTGTCCGGTATCGTTGGCCCGGATTCGGATCTTCTCGACACCATTGGCAATACCGCGCTGTGGCGCGGCCGCGCGGCTCGGCTCTGGGCCATCATCTGTGATGAAAACGGGGTGCAGCAGGGGGCGATCTGGCCCTTTTACACCGGCCGGATGAGCGCGATGCAGATCATGGGTGAACCCGCCTCGCAAACCGTGAAGCTCGATGTGGAAAGCTACCTCGCCAGCCTGAAGCAGGCGTCGGGCCGAACCTACCTAGACCAGGCTGCCTTCGATCCGCTCGACAATACTGCCGCGCTCAAGATCGGCGCCGCCAATGGCTCAACCAAGGGCGTTTCCGGCGCGCAAGCCGTGGCCGCGGTGGACAGCAATCAGGATCAGCCCTTCTGATGAACCGAACCTCAATCTGGGAACATGCCCTGGCAGACTATCTGGCAGGGCAGCGCGAAGCCATTTTCAAATGGGGCAGCAACGATTGCGCCCTGTTCACGGCCGGCGCCGTCGCCGCCATGACCGGCACTGACCCGCTTGGCTCCGTGCGCGGCAAATGGCGATCGCAGGCCGGCGCCGGGCGTGCCATCCGGCAGGCGGGCTTCGCCTCGATCGAGGATTGGGTTTCCAGTCTCTTTGACCCGGTTGAGCCGGTCTTCGTCCAACGCGGCGATATCGTCATGATCGATGGGGCACTCGGCATCTGCATTGGCAAGGATGCCGTGTTCCTGGCCGAAGAGGCCCCGGGGCTTAACCGTCGCCCGATCGCCCACTGCGCCCGCGCCTGGCGCGTACCGTTCGGGGGATAGGCTATGGGCAAGGTAGTCCAGGTTGCGGCAGCGGTGGTTGGTGTCGCGGCCATTCTTATTCCCGGCGTCGGCGCGGCGATCTCCGCCGGCATTCTCGGCGCGCTGGGGGGCATCGGCGGATCTGTGCTGGGAATCAGCGCGCTGTCGATCTCGCTCGCTACTTTTTCGGCGCTTGAACTTTATGGCCTGGCCAGTGCGGCCAAACTGGTAACCGGCGCCTTGGGGCTAGGGCCAAAAGCGCCGCAGGTATCGCAGGCATCGATCGACAGGCTGAATTCCTCGCTCGATCCGCGCGCGTTTCGCAAGATCGTGTTCGGCTATACGGCCGCTGCCACCGACGTTCATTATCAGGAATTCACTGCCCCGGCACAGGATCACCTGACCTCGATCATCACCCTGGCCAGCCATGCGATCGAATCGATCGAGCAGGTCTTCTTCGAGGAAAAGCTGGCCTATAATTCCGGAGCGATCGGCAGCGACTTTTCAGGCTACCTGACCTTTATCCCGATCACTGAAGGGACGCCTGCCAACGCTTTCACGCCCAGCACTTCGACCAGCTGGACCGCCGCGCACAGCCGCATGGTCGGCCTCGCCTACCTGCAGGCGGACTACAAGATGTCGGGCGATGGCAGCCCGTTTGCTCAATCGATCCCTTCACGCATCACCGTGCGGGTACGTGGGGCCAAGCTCTATGATCCCCGGCGCGATAGCACCGTGGGCGGCAGTGGATCGATGCGCGCCACGGATCAAACCACCTGGGCCTGGGTCAGCGATGATGTCGGCCGAAATCCGGCGCTACAGCTGCTGTGGTATCTGTTGGGCTGGCGGATCCAGAACCCGGTGACAGGTACGTGGAAACTCGCCGTGGGCCTGGGCCTGCCAGTAGCGCGGATCGATCTGGCATCGTTCATGGCCGCAGCCAATCTCTGCGATGAATCCGTTGCCCTGGCAGCCGGCGGTACCGAGCCGCGCTACCGTTCCGATGGGGTCTTTTCCGAGGGGGATGATCCATCCCTGGTCTTTGAAAATCTGCTTTCCGCCATGAACGGCGTGCTGCGCGATGCCGGCGGCAAGCTGGTGCTCGATATCCTGCACAACGATCTCGGTTCGCCCGTCGTGGATCTCACCGCGGATGATGTGATCGGCGCCTTCACCTGGCTGCAGACGCCACCGATTGATCAATCGTTCAACACCGTGCGCGGGCAATATGTCGATGCCTCCGATACCGGGCTCTACCAGATGGTGGACTATCCCGATGTCACGCTGACCAGCGCGGATGGGATCGATCGCGCCAAGACCTTCAATTTCGCGCTGGTGCAAAGTGCCAGTCAGGCCCAGCGCCTCGCCAAGACCTATCTGCAACGCGCACAGTATCCCGGCACTTTCACGGCTGATTTCCTTGCCTCGGCGTGGCGTTGTCAGGTCGGTTCGGTGGTGCGCCTGACCTTCCCGGCGCTGGGCTTTTCCACCAAGCTGTTCCGCGTGGTGCAGCACGGGATCAGCCCCAGTGGGATCTGCCCGATGGTCCTGCGCGAGGAGGATGCATCGATCTATGCCTGGGATCGATCAGAATCGGCGGCCGTCACCGCCCATGCGCCGGTGTTCTACAATCCGCTCAACGATCCTGTCCTGGTGGCGATTGGCGATGCGGCGGGCAGCGCGAATTGGAGCGGCATCGCTGGCACTTCCGGTCAACCGACCGGCACCGATGTCGCGGGTACGGTCCAGTCCGGCGGCGGCGTTGCAGTCAATCGGGTCACGACGACCGCCATGGTCAACAATGCCGTCTCGGCCTTGGCGACTTCGACCTGTTGGTCAACCGTTTCGGGTGCCGGCGTCGGCACCTGGCAAGACATCTGCTCGGTCACGGTCACCCCCGATAGCGCGTCATCGGTCTATGAGGTGATTGTCAGCTTCGATCTGCACAACGGCAATCCGGTAGGCGGCGGCCTGGATGTGACACGGTTCCAGGTCGATGGTGGCGGGATCGGCAACAAGTACACGATCACGGCCAGCGCAGATCTCCACAGTTACACATTCGTGGGCACGGTCACCGGCTTCACGGGCACCCGAACCATGACCTTCCAGATGGATGGGGCAACCTACATGGGCGTCCAGCCCGATGCCGTTCTGAGCGTACTCGAGGTGAAGAAATGACCGAATATGCGGTGATCTATAATGCCGAAACGGGCGCTCCGATCGGCAACTACTCCGGTCTCGAGGGCACTTCGGCGCGGCAGCAAATCCCTGTCGGCGCGGCATATATGCTGGTGCCGTTCGAGGCATGGACATTCCCGCCAAATCTTGAAGTGATCCGTGCCCACCTCTGCGCCCAGGTCGATGCCCAGGCCGAGGTCAAGCGTGGCCGCAACAGCACCCTCGGCAGTGGGCAGGCCCGGGCATATCAGCGCAAGGAGGCGGAGGCGCGTGCGTGGGCGGCGGACCATGGGGCCGCTACCCCATATCTTGCCGCAGAGGCGGCGGCGGCGGGGCGGACGGTTGAGCAGGTTGCGGCTGCCGTCCTGGCTCGGGTGGATGCTGTTGACCTCGCGGATGTGAAGATCGAGGCCCTGCGGGTTGGTGCCAAGCAGCGCATCGCCGCAGCGGAGAACCTCGCCGCGCTTCAGGCGGCGGCGGCTGTTGCTTGGGGCGCGGACCAATGACGCGGCGGTTGGGCGAATCCATTTGGGCCTTGCTCAAGGCGCTCGACATCCTCGCCTGCACCCTCTGGCTCGCCCCGCTCTATGTCGTCGGGCTGGCGGATCGGCCGAGCGGCCGGCAGATGATCAGCAGCTATGTTGGCGAGGCGGCGGCCAACGGGATGCTCTGGGGCCGGATCGCCGCGACACTGATCGATATGGGCGCCGTGGCGCTGGGGGATGATCCCGACCACTGCCACCGCGCCTTCATCCGCTATCGTAATCTCGACCAGTAGGGGCTTATCACCCATGCCGATTTCTGTAGGCGATGCCACCGGCATCGTCGCTGCTGGCGCGTCTGTTGCCAGCGTCCTGGGCAGCGCCATCGGCTTCCTGTGGGTGCGGGTGGAACGGTCAAACCGGGCTATCCACGCCGAATTGCGCAAGTGCGAGGAACGCGAGGTGCGGGGCCGCGAGCGGCGCTCCTGCCTCACCACCGTGATCGAGCTGTTCTGGCAAGAGGTGGCGCGCCTTTCGCCCCAATCCCCCGTGCTCAAGCGGGCGGAAAAGCTGCTCGATGACATGAAGACCGCCGATGCGATCGCCACCGCCGCCGCCGAAGCGGCGAAGGACGCGAAGCCCTGACCCGGGCCCGCCCACAATTCTGCGAAGGGAACCCAAAGTGAAAGACTGGATCAAGGCCCGCCGGGCCGAATTCACCACCAAGATTGGCCTGATCCTGGGCGCGCTCAATGGCGCTATCCCGGCGTTCGTCTCGGTCAATCCGAAGCTGACCTATCTTGGTCTTGCCGTGGCTGCGCTGCTAGTCCTTTTCCCGGAGCAGCATGATGCCTGAACAGGCGGCGCGCAACGATCCCCGATTGCGCCTCAAGGGGGCGGCGCTTGCAGCCCTGACTGCCGCCGTGGTGGCCAGCGTGGCACCCATGACGCAGCACTTCGAAGGGTTCCGGGGCAGGGTTTACCGCGATCCGGTGGGCATCCTGACGCAGTGCTACGGCGAGACTGCCTATGTCCGTCCTGACCTGATCTATTCCAAGGACGAATGCGCTGCCAAGCTGCGCGCGCGGATGGCGAAGGACTATGGCCCGCAGATCGTCGCCTGCATCCCCGACCTTGCCAATCCGCTGAACAGGCTCGCGTATGCGGCCGCGCTTGATGCCAGCTATAATGCTGGCCCCGGTGGGGTTTGCCGATCATCCTTCGCCAAGGCGTTCAACGCTGGCCGATGGGATCAGGGCTGCAGGCTCATCGTCGGTTGGCGCGCCACGGCCAAGGGCGTTCCGCTGCCCGGCCTCACCGCTCGCCGCAGGGCTGAGCGCGACTATTGCCTGAGCGGTAAGCTGCCATGATCGGCCCCCGCATCCTGTGTTTCGGCACCGTCGTGGCGATCGTGGTTCTGGCTGTTGCCGCCCATCTTGGAGGGGCATTCTGATGAACCTGCCGCCCATCCCATTCCCAGTCCGCGCTGCCCTCTGGCTTCGCGCCCATGCCGCGCCGCTGATCCTCGGCATCATAGCTCTGATCGGCGCCGCGCTGTTCATCTCGGCCTTGATCGAAAACTGGACCGGCGCCCCGACCAAGCAGGCCGAGGCGCGCCTCGATGGCAATGTCGCACAGGCTGCGCAGCAGTCCGGGGCCGAGGCGGTCAACACCGTCCAGACCAATACCATCCGCGAGACTACCATCGAAAGGACCGTCGACCATGCGCAAGCCGCCGTTGCTGCCGCGCCTGATGCTGCCGCTGCTGATGCTGCCGGCCGTGACGGGCTGTGTGCGATCTCCACCAATCTCTGCCCCGCCGCCAGCATGCAGCGAGCTGATCCCTGACGACTGGGCCAAAGGCGTTGCCCATGCGCCCGCACCGGCCGAGGTGCCCGGCGCCGACCCGCTGTCCCTGCTGAAATCGTGGATCGGGTTTGGCCTGGCCGAAGCCGGTAAGGTGGAAATCGCCAACGGCCGCACCCGCGACACTCTGACCATCATCAGCCGCTGCGAAGCCCGAAATGCCGCGGCGGTGAAGAAATCCCGCTAGTTCAAGATCCGGCCGGGGCCTGATCGCTCGGCCGGGAATCCAGCTTCCCGCAGTCGATGGCTGCACGCCTGGTAAGCCGGGTCGCCTGATCGATCAGCCATGCCCGCGCGTCTGCGTCGGACATCGGCGCTTCGACCTCGCACGCGGCACCGTCAACTTCGATCCGCAATCTCGATGGCATAGAATTCTCCCGCGATCAGCGGGGGGGAAGGGCGTTCGAGCGCCCTCCCCGACGGTCAATCCACCGTCATGACCTGACCGGCCTGCGACAGGCCACCTCCGCACCCGTGCAAGGGCGAAGGGCTGATAGATGGACATGACCAATGGAGTCGACTCCTCTTTTCCCTGAAATCGTGAACACCACCCATCCCGCCGCGCCCTACATTGGTGGCAAGCGCCGCCTTTCGCGAATGCTTTGCCGCGCGATCGACCGCTTGCCACACCATACATATGGCGAAGTGTTTATGGGCATGGGCGGCGTATTCCTGCGGCGGACACGCGTGCCGGCGGCCGAGTTCATCAATGACTGGTCTGAGGACGTGGCGACGTTCTACCGGATCCTGCAGCGCCACTATGTGGCCTTCCTCGATATGTTGCGCTTCCAGATCGCGACTCGCTCTGGATTCGAGCGGTTGCTGAAAGTCGATCCCAGTACCCAGACTGATCTGGAGCGCGCTGCCCGGTTCCTGTATCTGCAGCGCCTGGCCTATGGTGGGAAGGTATCCGGCCGATCGTTTGGCGTGGATCCGCGCGGATCGAGCGGCTTTGATATGACGAAGCTGCAGCCGCTTCTCGAATCGATCCATGAACGGCTTGCGCGGGTGACAATCGAGCGGCTGACCTGGTCGGACTTCCTGACCCGTTATGACACTGCGGCAACGCTGTTCTACCTCGATCCCCCATACTACGGCAGTGAAGGGGACTATGGGAAAGACCTGTTTGGCCGCGAGCAGTTCACCCACATGGCGCAGCAGTTGGCCGGCATCGAGGGACGATTTCTGCTCAGCCTGAACGATCATCCGGCCGTGCGCGCAACCTTCGCTGCTTTCGCCATGGTCGCGGTCGACGTGACCTATACCGTCGGCGGCGGCGACAAGGCCCAACAGACGCGCGAACTGGTGATCAGCAACCTCGATCAGGAAAAGCTGGAGAAAGCGCTGGCCTGAGCATGTTGGTTAGACAACCGCCACAGGACGCCGCAGTTTTTCATAGGTCGTTCCGGGAACGTTAGACAATGCAGGGCCTAGCAACTCTGCGGTTGTGCTATTCCCCCCACTCCTGCCAGCATCCCCGGAAAAGCTATGTTTTCCGGGGGCTTGCGTCGGGGTTAGCCAACTACTCTTTTGATCGGTTAGACAAATCGAAGTCGATAACGGGCGAAAGCGCCTGTTCGGCCATGCGTCTTTGCTCCACCGCCGCAGTGTAAACGCCGACCTGTTTGCTGGTGGTCCACCCGCCCAGGCCCATGAGTTCTCGGTCGCTGGCACCCAGCTCCGCAGCGCGGCGCGTGGTGGCCTTGCGCAGGCCATGGGCGCTGCAGTGAGGCAGGCCGGCTTCGTCGCACCACTGGCGCATCTTGTTGCCCAGACCGGCGCGGGAGAAGGGCTTGCCGAACTCGGTTACTAGGTATGTCTCTGTCCCGGTGACCTTCGTCGCCTCGATCGCTTCCAGCAGCTGCGGCGCGATCGGCAGCCACATGGTTTTATCGGTCTTGCGCGCGTGAAATTCAAAGCGGCCGTCAACGATATGGCGGCGGCCGAAGGTGCTGGCATCCCCGCGCCGCTGTGCGGTCCAGAGAAAGATTTCCAGCGCGAGGCGCGCCATGGTGCCCAGTGCGTGGTGGGCGCGGTATTGCGCGATTTCAGCCTCGGTCCAGGTGTGGAAGCCGCCGCGTGGCACCGAGATCGGCGCGGCCTGGTCGACCGGGTTGGGCTGCATCAGGCCGAGTAGCTTGATCGCATAGTCGAAGAACGGCTTCAGTTCGCCGCGCAGGTTGTTGGCCGCGCTGGGCCCACCCCGCTTTCGCCCCTTGGCATCGGCCCAGGGGCGCGCCGCTTTCATCAGCACTGCCTCGATATGGTCGAAGCGAAAGTCGGCTATTCGGTCCTGGCCGACATCGTTCTCGCTGACGAACTTATCGAGGATGAGCCGCGAGGTCTGCTCGGTCTGGCTGTTCTTCCGGCCGAGGAAGGCGGGCGATGCAAGGTAGCGGGCGAGAGCCCAGGCGACCGTGCCGGGCGTATGCCGCTGGGCGGGGTCTGCGGGCGCGTTGGCGGCGAAAGCCTCCAGCTCGGCCTTGCCCTCAGGGCTGTTCGGGTGGTGTTGAAAATAGGCGCTGTGGCCCTTGTGGCGCCAGCGATACCGGCGCTTGCCATGGCGATCGACGAACGATGAGACGTGCGGCGGCAGCCGTTCCTTACGGGTCTTAGCGTTGGCCATGCGGAAGCAGCCGATCGAGCTTGTTGGGGCGGGGCGCCGAATCGGCGCCCGCCGCATATATCACGATCTCACCCGTCGTCGTGATGGTCACCGTGCCCACGGCGATGCCCGCCGCCTGGCACCCTTTGACCGCGCGGGTGACATCGGCCTGATTGAAGGCGGCCCGGCGCGTCATTCCCAGCCCATCCTCTTGACCGGGCCGTTGCCGCGCCGTTCGTTGCACTTGCGGTGGGCGAGCTTGAGATTGTCGAGGGTTGAGCGGCCGCCGAGCGAGCGGGGCACGATATGATCGAGCGTGGCGAAATCCGGGTTCGCCCGGTTCTTGAACACCATCGGGGCGTGGCACAGGTGGCAATCATCGCCATCCCGTTCCCGCAGGAGTTTGCGCTTGCTGCACCGCCGACGGACCGCACGGTCGCCCATCAGACCGCCGCCTCATACTTGCCGGCCTCATTCCCCCAGGCGGTCCACCCCGCGCGCGGGGTGCGGCTGAAGAGTTCGAGGCGGGTGACATCGCCAAACAGCTGCTCGAGCCCTTCGGCGGCCTGTTCCGGCTTGCGGCTGTGTTCGCGGGGCGGGGCGATGATGAGCTGGCGCACCGAGTGGCTGCAGACGGGCAGGCCCTTGCCCCGCTTGAACAGCCAGCAGGGTTCCACCTGTTTCCGGGTGTAATAGCCCATCGAGATCCGGGGCTCGGGAATGTCACCCGTGCGCGGATCGATCACCATGGCATCGACCAGGCGCTGCTTGGCCCAATAGAACAGGTCGGTCACGAAGCTGAAGCCCCAGGCATCGGCCAGCATGAACATCTGATCGAGATGGCTGCCGATACCCCACAGGGCGAGCACGGCATCATCGGCCGCGATCCGGCGCACCGGAAGGCTGCGCAGTTCATCCAGCGGCATGGTGCGATAGTGATCCGGCCCGCGCCGCTGGGTGGGCGTGCGGGTGGCGCCGTTGAACATCACCGTCTGCCACGGCGGATCGGCGTAGATCAGCTGGAAGGGACCGCGGGGCAGGGTCACTCGGCAATCCCGGCATAGTTGGGCAGGAGCGGTTGGCCCGGAACCTTGTCGCCATGACCAAGCGTCCGCAGGGCTTCGGCATAGCGTTCGGCGGCCGCGCGCTGGGCGCGGGCAGTGGTCATGGCCAAGGCAGCCTGCCGCTCATGTTCCTGTGCCTCCGCCGTTGCCTTACGGTAGCGATCGAACAGCACGCGCTCGGCCGTGCCCGGGTCAAACGGGTTGACGCGCACCCTGCTCATTCGGTCGGCGCCCCTTCTTCAGTGTGGGCATCTTCGGCCTCGATCGCGGCCTCGGCCGCGGCTGCGCGGCGCGCCGCTTCGGCGGCGGCTTCTTCGTCGACCAAGCGTAGGGCTTCTTCGCGGCGGGCTTCCAGCTCGGCCACGGTGGTGCGGATCTGCACGGCGATCAGCACATGGTCATCGCTGGCATCGTCAGTTTCGACGGCGCACACCCATTCGTCCTGCGGCAAGATAAAATCGAGTGCCTGCCCGCTTTCGATCAGCTGGCGGGCGATCAATTGTCCCGCGCGAAACCCAGCTATCCTCTGGCGGCGGCGTTCTGCCCAATCCACTTCCTGAGGTGCTGGGAGCGCGTCACCCCCGGCCGGCGCCTCCTTCACCGGGCCGAAGTGGCCGAGGTATTCGAGCCCTTCGCCAGCGCCATCGATGCGATAGACGGCTACGCAGGGCTTGCGCTGGGCCTTTTTCGTGGCTTCCAGCTGGGGCCTCCAGCCCGTTACCTTCTCGAACCCATCGGGCGCCTTGGGCCAGTTCGGTGAGTGATCGTACCCGCCGAAGGACAGCAGGCCATCCTTGAACCCGTCCTTCTTGGCCTGCCCGCCCGCAAGCGTGGCGCCGTATTCCTTGGCCAGCTTTTCGAGCAGGGTCACGTCGATGATCCGTTCCTGGCCGGCATCGCCCATGAACATTTCGGCCTCGACCCGGCCGCCAGCGGCACGGTAATCATCGAGGCCGACGAAGCGGACCAGCTTGGAATCCAGCGGCAAGGTGCGGCCGCGCATGGCATCGCGGACGGTGGGCGCGTGGTGGGGCTGCCACTTGGCCTTTTCCTGGGCGGCGAAGACCTTGAGCTGGTGTTCGTGATCGCTGGTGATCGCATAGGCCTTGGCGCTTTCCACGCCGATCTTGCCGGTGCGCAGGGCATCCAGCACTTCGGGGGCGAGGGCGGCGAGGCGCAGGCGACCTTCGACATGGGTGCGGGTGACGCCGAAGCGTTTGGCGCAGGTGGCGATCGGATCGCCCTCGCCCTTCTTCTCGGCCTGGTCGACGATCGCGGCGAAGGCTTCGAATTCGTCGGCCGGGTTCATGGCCACGCGGTGGAGGTTTTCCGAAAGGCTGGTCTGCCTTGCGGACTCGCGCGGTTCCACCATGACGGGCACGGGCCAATCGTGCTCCAGCCTGCCATCCTCGGCGAGCAGCTGCAGCGCCTGGAGGCGGCGGCCGCCGGCGACGACCTCGAACTTGTCGCCATAGTTGCTGCCTTCGGGCAGATCGACCGTGGAGAAATGGGCCGGGATGACGACCAGGTTCTGCTTCAGCCCGCTGGCGGCGATGTCTTCGGCCAGGGTGGCGATATCGGCATCGCGTTCGGTCTGGCGAACATTGAGCGTGGACAGGGCGAGGCAGTGAAGCGGCAGGGTCTGCATGGACATGGTGGCGATCCTCAAATCGTGAAGGGGGCGGGGCGCAGCGCGATCAGGCCTTGAGCTTGCAGTGGGAATCGCGGCAGGCGTTGACCTCGGCATGGGTGCACATGCGGTCGCACTGGTCGCAGAAGGCCTTGCCGC